CAGGATCAAGGTATATTTGTTGTGCTAGTTGATTCTGAAAACGCACTAGATGAGGGATGGTTACACGCATTAGGCGTAGACACAGATGAGAAAAAATTATTAAAACTTAATATGTCGATGATTGATGATGTTGCAAAAACTGTATCAACATTTATGACAGATTACAAGGCAATGACTGAAGAAGATAGACCAAAAGTATTATTTGTTATAGATTCTTTGGGTATGTTGTTGACTCCAACAGATGTAGATCAGTTTGGTAAAGGTGATATGAAAGGTGACATGGGTAGAAAACCTAAGGCACTTACAGCACTTGTAAGAAACTGTGTGAATATGTTTGGAAGTCACAATGTAGGATTAGTTGCCACAAATCATACATATGCATCGCAGGATATGTTTGATCCAGATGATAAGATATCAGGTGGACAAGGATTTATCTATGCATCAAGTATTGTGGTTGCTATGCGTAAACTAAAATTAAAAGAAGACGAAGATGGTAACAAAACAACTGATGTAAAAGGTATAAGAGCGGCTTGTAAAGTTATGAAGACAAGATTTAACAAACCTTTTGAAGGTGTGCAAGTTAAGATTCCATACGAAACTGGCATGAATCCTTACTCAGGACTTGTTGATTTGTTTGAGAAAAAAGGTATATTAAGTAAAGATGGTAACAGACTTAAATATGTTGATTCAAAAGGCAAAGAAGTTAAAGAATACCGTAGAGTTTGGGAACAAGGTGGAGAATTACTGGACAATGTAATGACGGACTTTAACAACTTGGTTGAAAAAGAAACAATTACAGACAATACAGAGGAGACTGTTGAATGATCGATGGAAGATTGTTAACAGAACTTTGGGAGTTTTTCAAAGCACACGCAGATAAAAAACAAATCGACGTAATGGCAGAAAAATACATTGACATTATGGCAGATTATGGTGTAGAAGATGATGCTTTTAAAGAAGCCCTTGGTTCAGATGAAGATTTAGATAAAGCAATAAACTATTATCTAGATTTAGATGAACAAGACGAGGATTATTAATACATGAGTGGCTGGTATCAAAAAATTGCCAGAGACATTGGACAAATTCCTAATGCAGTTGCACATTACGAAAAGGAATTGGATCAGGCGAAGTATGAAGTTAAAATAAAAGGCAATTTAGAAAAAAATTCAGCCGCGATGCCTGGTATTGTTGAACAAAGATTTAATCAGTTACAAGAAATAGAAGCAATTCTTCAATATTTAAACATTGAATTGCGTAGATTAAGAAGTAAACATTTTAAAAAATATCTTGAGAACTATCAACGTGCATTATCCAGTCGAGATGTTGAAAAATATGTCGACGGTGAGTCAGATGTGGTTGATTATGAAAAAATTATCAATGAATTTGCACTTTTAAGAAACAAATGGCTTGGCATCACTAAAGCCCTCGACCAAAAACAATGGCAGATAACTAATATTACAAAGTTAAGAGTCGCGGGAATGGAAGATGCAACAATATGATCATAAAGCATTTGTAATCACAATGAAAGGCAGGTCCTTTTCGGAGGAATTGGCTGAAGATTGCATTCAATCCGGCAAAAAATTCAACATACAGGTAGAAAAATTTAACGCAGTGCAACTGGACGAAGTTGCTCCCACTTATAAAAAGTTTGGGTTAAGACCTTTTCCTAAATTAAAATTTACTAGAGACACCAAAGGAGTAAGAGGTTGTTTTTGTTCACACTATTCGCTTTGGTTAAAGTGTATTGAACTAAATGAACCTATAATGATATTAGAACACGATGCATTATTCATTCGTCACATACCTAAAGATATAGTAGATAAGTTTTCAGAACTATGTAACCTAGACGCATACAGTAGAACATCAACAGTTTATGAAGATCATCTACTAAAGTTTGAAAATTATGATGTAATTGCACATCAACCGAAAAAAACATCATCTACATCAAAAAATGCATTCCAATATTACGATAAAGAATGTATAAAAGGTACTCATGCTTACATCATTAAACCACAAGGTGCGAAATCTTTAATATCATTCACAAAAAATAAAGGTGTGTTACCAGCAGATGTTCATATAAACACACAGTCAGTTGCTCTCACAAAAACAAAATACAGTTTGTGCAGAATTAATCCAAAATATTGGTTAGATAAGAGTAAGAAAAGTAAAAACAGTTACACAAGGACAGATGTATGATGAATTTTGTCTGTGTACTAAGGCAAGATCCTGCAACAAAGAAACATCCAGGATTTTATGATAAAGAGTGGGTAAACAAACTACGTAACGGTGTAAAAAGAAATTATTCTAAGCCTTTTAATTTTGTTTGTCTATCAAATGTAGAGACAGATGTTGAGACTATTCCACTAGAATCTGATTTTACTAACTGGTGGGCAAAATTAGAAATTTTTAGACCAAACTTATTTACAGGACCTGTAACTTACTTGGATTTGGATATAGTGCTATGCAATAATTTTACAAATATATTTGATTCTTTAGACACAACAAAATTTTACATGATAAAGGAACCTGGTAATAATCCAAATTCGAGCATTATGCACTTTCAAGGAGATTATTCACACTTATATACAAATGCTGTAAAGAACAAAGAATTTATTACAGCAAAATATTCTAAAGGAAAAAACTTAGGAGATCAAGGATATATCAGTGATAACATAAAGCACGAATTTTTAAATAGCACAGAAAATCAGAGTTTTCAATTTAAACATCACAAAATAAAAACACAAATCTCTAATCCAAAATTTTTAATCTTTATTAGTAAACATCAAAAACCATCTAATAATCAAAATTTACAATTAGTAAAAGATAATTGGATTTAATCAATCAAATAAATACTCCTGTAATGAATTCTAAATTTTTAATCTATCAATACTTTGAAGAAAAAAGTCATCATTTGAATTCTAAAATTACATTTAAATATCAAGACTTATCAAAAAAATCAATATCTAAGTATGCACATAAATTTAGTATTGACTACAAATTTTACGACAACGGTGCACCATTCTTAACATATTATGGCATATTTCTCCCTTTTTTAAATGGAAATTATAAAAACTATGATGCTATTTGTTTTATAGATAGTGACGTATTAGCAACAATTGATGCAATAGATATTTTTGAAAATATAGATATCAATAATATTAACACCCTTCATATGAACACAGGTCCATTAGTAGTTGAAAAAATTAACAGTGAAAATCCTTGGAATGAATTGGGACATGCTAATAGTGGCGTTGTTGTATTTCCTAAATTAATCTACGAAAAGATTGTAAAATTTTTAGGAGACCTGTCTGAACATTTTAAAAAGAATGATCATAATTATTTAGGAGGTTATGATCAATTAGTAGTAAACAATTTTGAAAAAAAATATGGTTTTTCAAACCTAAATTATAAATTTAATTATCATTTAGGTAGATATAGTGTGAATGAGCGTAAGAATACTTACTTTATACATTATCATAGAAATTTTAAAAAACTTATGAACCAAGATATAGAAAAGGAATGGGTATTGACATGAATGAAGAATGGCAAAAATTAAATTTAGGTTTAAGACAAGGAAGGCATATGCCAGGAGACTGGTTATGGCCCAATGATGATGTTACTTGTTGGAGATTTTTCACAAAAAAACAAGCACATAATTTCAACGGAATACAATATTGGAGTGCAAATTTTCCTAATATGATTGTTGACTTCTTCAAAAATATGAAAAAAGATGTTGTTATTCAAGCAGGAGGTAATGCTGGATTGTATCCTAAATTATACAGTAAAACATTCAAAGAAGTGTATACATTTGAGCCCGATCCTCGTTGGTTTTACTGTCTCGATCATAATATAAAAGAAGGCAATATCAAAAAATATAACGCCGCCTTAGGCAGTAGTAATGATCCAGTTAGAATGGAGTTTAATTTGGAAATTCCAAATGGAAAAGAAAATTTAGGTGCAAAAAGAGTTGAAGTTGGTGGTACAATTAAACAAATGAAAATAGACGATTTAAATATTTCTCCCGACTTGATACATTTAGATATAGAAGGATTTGAAGGGGAAGCAATTTTAGGATCAATAGAAACAATTAGAAAATGTCATCCAGTAATTGTATTAGAAACTAATGATTCAGGAAAAAAATATGGATGGCCATTAGAAAAAATAGAAAAAATACTATTTGACGAAGGATACAAAATAGTTAAAGATTGGCATCATGACAGAGCATACGCAATATAATAAAGTAATATGTTTAGGCAGTGCTCCTAATATGACTATAATCAATGATTGGGACACAACAGGCATAGGTATTATTGGATGTAACAATGTCTGGAAAGGTACCGATAAATGGAATGTATTAATAAGTCCTGGGGACTATCCAGAAAAGGGATATCTCAAAAGTAGGTATAACAGAGGAGACCACAGAGATCCTAACAAAATTTATTACACTGAAAAAAGTGAAAAAAGTTTTAAGACAGCCATGAATCATTATGCTGATAAAACGTGGAATAGATCTGCTATGTATCTAGGTCCGAGTACATATTTTGCATTAATGTATTGGTGTCTGTATTATGTGCAACCAAAGTACATTGGTTGTTTAGGTTTAGATATGGTGTATGAGCCTAATGATTTAGGTGAAACACATTTTTATGGCAAAGGTTATGATATAA